CAATCACGTGGACGATACCTACCTTCTCGAAGTTTATAATCCAAACACGACCTCATGGGAGACATTGGAGACTTTCAATAGTGGAAATCTTCTACCTACAAGCCTGACAACCAGGGATTTTACTTCTACGATGCAGACAAAGTACGCAGCCGCATCAAACAAAACAACATTTCTAAATGGCCTGCAAATAAGACTTCAATGTACCAATAAGTCAGCCGGCTGGGATGATGCAAACTTTGCTTTGGCTTGGGCTAATTTTACCTACTCATATACTGCGGTTACTCCAATCGATGGAACCTGTACTGCTCAAGCTTCTGTTAGTGGTGACATTGAAGTAGCTAAAGAGATTACTGGAACATCTACTGCTCAAGCTTCTGTTAGTGGTGACATTGAAGTAGCTAAAGAGATTACTGGAACAGTAACTGCTCAATCTACCGTAGATGCAAATTTATCTGTTACAAAAGAGATTACTGGATCTTGTACCGCTCAGTCTTCTGTTAGTGGCGAATTAACTATAGGTGGGGCAACTCCCCTGGATGGCTCTATTCCTGCTCAGTCTTCTGTTAGTGGTGACATTGAAGTAGCTAAAGAGATTACTGGATCTTGTACTGCTCAATCCTCGGTTAGTGGTGACATTGAAGTAGCTAAAGAGATTACTGGATCTTGTACTGCTCAATCCTCGGTTAGTGGTGAGTTGACTGTTACTGGTGGAGTAGTGCCAATAGATGGTAGTATTACTGCTCAGTCTTCTGTTAGTGGTGACATTGAGGTTGATAAATTAATCGCAGGCACTTGTGTTGCTCAATCAAGTGTATCAGGAACACTTTCAGTTAAAAAGAATATCTCAGGAGTTATTTCGGCTGCGGCTGGAGTAAATGGAAGTCTAACTACCTTCGCATATTTAAGCGGTTCCGTCATAGCCCAATCAGCAATAACTGCTCCTGGGCTCGACGTGCTCAAAAAATTAACAGGCGTAATTCAGGCCGCGGGCTCAGTTGATGGAAATATTCTAATACTAAAAAGACTCACTGGCACTGTGCTGGGAGTATCAAATATTATAGGCGAATTGTCAGGCACAGGCGTGGCAGTAGCCGAAATTGATTTACCGGATGATTGGATGTGGATAGCAGAAATGATAGAAGAAGACGGCAGGGATATGTCAATCGCTGTGCCTGGCGGGCCAGCTAATCCTAATGAGCCGTGGCGTGGAAATAGCCCAGGAACACCGATTTCCGCTAAGGGTATTTTTGTAGGGCATACAGCAAATCAGATCTCTGGAGATCATGTAAAAAGACAAGAGCAGCGGCTATTAGTGGCCCCTGCAAGTAATGTAGTTATCTCAGAGGGCACTAAAATAACCGATTCTATCGATGGATCTGATTGGTATGTTGAAAAATTCAGAAAAATTACCGAAGAAACAGATATTTTGCTTTACATTTTAGAGGTTAGACAGTAAAATATAGGATATGATAGCGTCACGTACAGATGCACGAGATCGGATACTTAGTCCGCTGAAAGACGTAGTGGATACGTACTCGTTGTATGCTATCTATGATGATACAGTCAGGCAACCACCAGAAGACGGAAGCAGTCCTTGGGTTAGAATACAAGTTAGACACAGAGCTGGTGTAAGAGCCTCGCTTGGTCGTGCTGACGGTAAAGGAAAACATGACCAAACTGGATTTATTTTTATAGAGATTTATACCCCTCGTGAAGATGGGTTGACCGATAGTGACCAGTATTCTGCGGCGTTCGCAGAGAAACTTCGGAAGTTTCCAGATGGTGACATTTGGATCGTTGAGGTCGTAGCAACCGAAGTTGGAGACGATGGCAACTGGTATCGAGTAGACGTAATCGCTGATTTCGAGTATGATTTGATACAGTAAGGAGTAAACAAATGGCAGCAGTAAACAAAATTAATTCAAATGTAGTGGAGACAGCGTTCGCTGAGGAAAGCACCATCAAGACGCTGCCAGGAACCCCTGTCTGGTGGCCGCTCGATGTGAATAGCTTCACCGATTTTGGCGGATCAATCTCCAAGGTTTCCCGAAATCCATTTAGAACAGATCGCCAGATGCGTAAAGGTTCTACTGTGGATCTGGATGCAGCAGGAACAATCAATCACGATCTCGTGCAAGCGGGCTTACAGAATATACTGCAAGGATTTTTCTTTGCAGATCTTCGAGTCAAGACAGAGTTTGGTGGAGCAAGCCAAATTACCAACGTCGACGGCACTGGTGAAGATTATGAGGCAGCTTCTGGCTTAGATGCGTTTGAAGTTGGTGATCTCGTATTCGCATCAGGTTTCACAAATGCTGCAAATAACGGCCTCAAGCATGTCACTGTAGCTGCGGCTGCTTCATTAACCGTCAGCGAAGATCTCGTTGATGAGACTCCCCCCGCAACTGCTAAACTCGTGCAGGTAGGTTTCCAGTTTACTTCCGGCGATCTCGTTGTGGACATGACCGGCTCGCTCCCGCAATTGACCACAACCACAAAAGATCTTACTGAGCTGGGCCTTGTCCCTGGTGAATTCATCTACATCGGTGGTGACTCCGCAGCAACACAATTCGACACAAGTGGAATGGGCTTTGCCCGCGTAAGATCAATCTCCACAAACTCGATTGTTATTGATAAGTGCCAGGCTGATATGGCCGCAGACACTGGAACAGGTAAAACGATTGAGATCTTTTTTGGTCGTGTACTCAAGAATGAGGTAGGTACTGATATTGTTCGCAGAACCTATAATATTGAGCGTCAGCTCGGTGCTCCGGACGACGCAGCCCCCGCAGAAATTCAGTCTGAGTATTTGATCGGAGCTGTTCCAAACGAAATGACTATCAACATTCCTACTGCCGACAAAGCGATGGTAGATCTTGCCTTCGTGGCTATGGATGTAGAGCAGCGTGATGGAACAACTGGAGTAAAGTCAGGCACAAGACAAACACTGGTTGAGGAGTCAGCATTTAATACATCCTCAAACGTTCCGCTCATCAACCTGGCAATAGTGAGTGACACCAATGAAAATCCAACACCGCTGTTTGCTTTCGCTGAGGAAATGAGCATTGTTGTAAACAACAATGTTTCTCCAGACAAAGCCATAGGCGTTCTTGGTGGGTTCGATGCAAGTTATGGAAATTTTGAAGTGACTGGTAGTCTAACAGCTTACTTCATGGACGTGACCTCAGTTGCTGCAATCCGCAACAACAGTGATGTAACTCTTGACATGCACCTTGTTAAAGAAAACGCTGGGATAACACTCGACATACCACTGCTTGCCCTGGGTGATGGTCGGTTGGATGTGGCTCAAAATGAGGCAATTAGAATTCCACTAACCCAGGAAGCTGCTATTGGCACGGGTGCCATAAGTGGATTCGATCACACACTGTTGATGTCCTTTTATGATTATCTGCCTACTGCGTCTGAGGCGTAATCAGAAGAATAACGAGCCCTGGGACGTTCCAGGGCTCTTACTTTAATCTTTTTTTTGGAGACAAAGAGAATGGGTAATCCGTTGCGAAGAATTTACGAAACTGACCCGAAGGTTGAGCGTGAAGGTGTTATCGTCGAATATGCTCCAGGCGTTGAAGTTAAAATTGCCAGAGCTGGCGGAGCAAATAAAAGATTCGCTAAAGTGCTAACAAAACTTTCTCGACCTCATCGTCGTGCAATTCAAACCAATACGATTGATGAAAAACTCTTAACCGATATGTTCATCACTGCGTATGCTCAAGCTATTGTTCTTGGTTGGAAAGGCTTCACCAAAGATCTAATTACCCACGACGATAAGGATGCAGATGTGGTATTAGATTTCAATCAAGAAAATGTCGAGGCTGTTCTTCACGAGCAACCAAATCTATTCCAGGATATTCAAGCTACCTCAGACAATATCGCAATATATAGAGCTGAGGTTTTGGAGAGCGATTCGGGAAACTGATTGATTGCCTACTCTACTACTTGGAGTTAGGCGAAATAGAGCAGCGAATGATACGAGAGTGTTTCCGCAGGAAACGACCACTACCGGAACGCATACAAAATGCTCCAGATCTATTTACGGGTCTGGAGCTTTATTTTGAGGCGTTTATTGAGTTGAACACATGTCGTACTACCGGATGGAGTGCCGGCCCGATTCCCTCATGGTGTATAGATGAGTATAGTCATAGCCTATCTCTTAGTGAGGATGAGGCTGAGGATCTACACTATCATATTCGCAAAATGGATCAGGCTTTTTTACAACATATTGCTCAGAAAAACAAAGAATCTACTTGAAATCGATGATATTATCGGGTATAATACGAGTATGGCTCGAAGCT